CCACCTACCCCCTTAGGGGGTCCTGCGGCCCCAGAAATGGGAAACCGAAGTGGCTGCTTATAGAAATATTAGTCAATGTCTCTTAAACACTTAGGATTCGCATCCAAAGTCTTAGGAGGCACAGCCTGGACTTCCGCTGTAAAAAGCGGTCGCCAGCTCGTCACACCCTTAAACCGGGTGGTACGACTGGTGACTGGCGCGTTTTCTAACGGGCTCGTCCGAGTAAACCTAACATTCTGCTTCCACTTGGCTACCATTTGGAAGTCACAGGGGATCCCCGGTGTGGTGAAGCGCTTGAAAGTAATGCAAGTGTTAACTATGCAAGCCCTCGCGGGTCGATGTCACGACTCGGCTCAGGGGGTGGGGGTCGCAATTGCCCGTAGCCGTTCTGGGTTCCCTCGGCTCATTCCCTCGCTTCACCGTAAAGCCCTACTGAAGGGCGATACCGTGTTAATCCGGTACTGGCTTACTTTATTCGGGTTATACCGAGTTTTAGATATGCCAGGAAAGACGAAGTTATCAACCATTACCCAAACTTCCTCACGGAAGGAATGGGTTCTGCGAGAGATAGCGAGCTTTGCACCGAGGTTCCTGGAGCTGGCCCCGTTTCGTCCTCGAGAGTTCAGAAATTGGAGGATAAAACCTCTTCTTCTGACAACCTCGGGGCCGAACGGCATGCGTCAGGGGACATCGATCTCTGGTTCATTGGCTACGGCGTACCAACTGTGGCGCGAAGGCGCTACAGCGGGTACAATGTTTTCTTTGTTCCATGAGTTCTTTGAATCCTGGTCACATGATTATTTGGACCGGAATCAAGCCCAGACCTTCAATACACACTGGGTGGACCGCTACCGAATGGTTGGAGGGACAGCAGCGGCGACCCGAATGGCTAACGTTAGCTTGGCCTTTCCAGAAATGAAAGGGCCGGCTGCGCGCCTTTTCGGTAAGTTGGCACTGAAACTCGAACCGGCTGGCAAACTACGAGTCTTTGCGATGGTAGACTACTTTACACAAATGGTACTCCATCCGTTGCACCGGCATATCTTTAGCTTACTTAAACGCATCCCACAAGACGGTACCTTTGACCAGCTCAAACCGATTGCTCGGTTAGCTGCCAAAGCCCGACGAGGGGCGCTGCCTTATGTTCGCAGTATAGATTTATCGGCTGCCACGGATAGATTCCCCATTGAGGCTCAAGTACATCTACTATCTACACTGTTTAACCCCGCCTTTGGGTCCGCATGGGCGCGTATCCTTATTGATAGAGACTATATCTTAGAGCCCTCGAAGGATGATATCCGGAGAGGTAACTCTGAGGTTCGTATCTTGAGGTATGGAGCCGGCCAGCCCATGGGGGCTTATAGTAGTTGGGCAGTGTTCTCTTTGACCCACCACTTAGTGGTTCAATTGGCCGCAGAACGTGTAGGCATAAGGTCTTGGTTCAAGGAATACGCCCTGCTTGGTGACGATCTGGTCATTGCTGATCGGAAAGTCGCCCGGGAGTATCTGAACCTGATGATGGCATTAGGAGTGGAAATTTCGGCCGCTAAGTCGCTCAATAGCCGAAATGGAAGCTTTGAATTCGCGAAACGTTTTATATTCAAAGGTATAGATGTTTCTCCTTTAGCGTTTAAAGAGTTTGATGTAGCGACTCGGCATCTGCCCTCGCTTATCAATTTAGTAAAACGTTTAGGAAACCCGAAAATGCGTTTGAGTCAAGTTTTAAGTGCTCTCGGCTTTGGTTACCGAGTTTTAGGAAACTTAGGGGCTAAGTTGAATAAGCTTGGTAATCGAGCGAGTGGAGCAATAATCGCATTGCGTAACCCTAACTCCCTGTTGAGTATGGGACGGTGGGAG